TATATGCAATCTGTTAAGGCTGCAAAGGGAATAGACTTCTCCAATAGAGCACGTCTGTACGATATGTATGACAGTGCTTCTCTTGACCTTCACCTGTCTGGAGTCATTGCAAAACGTATGCGGGGTGTTACGAAGATTCCTATTGAGTTTAGAAGAAATGGTGTACCTGATGATGAAATCAACAAGCAGATAAAATCACCTTGGTTTAAACAGCTGAGGAAAGACCTTGTTATGTCAGAGTTCTGGGGTTTCACACTTGTACAGTTCTATCGCAATGATGAAGGTAATATCCGTTATGACCTTATTAATCGCAAGCACTATGACCCTATACATCGTAAGCTGCTCAAGTATCAAGGTTCAATGGATGGCGTGCCTATTGATGACTTCCCTGATATGCTTTTCGTTGGGAGCGAACGTGACCTTGGTATTTATGCAGAACTTCTACCTGCTGTACTCTACAAGCGTGGAGATATGTCTGACTGGGCACAGTTCTGTAATATATTCGGTATGCCTGTTCGTGAGTACACTTACGATGCAGGAGATGAGGAAGCACGCCGTCGTGTCATTGATGATGCACGTCGACAGGGTGCAAACGCAGCATACATTCATCCAAAAGAAAGCGAACTGAAACTTGTAGAGGCTGGTAATAAGACTGGTTCCAGCGACCTTTATAGAACTTTTGCTGAGTACTGGGACTCAAAGATGTCTATACGTGTGCTGGGAAACACGCTCACCACAGACGCAAAGTCAACAGGAACGCAGGCACTCGGTTCTGTACACAAGGAGGAAGAGGACGAGATGAACTCTGATGATCGTGATTTCATTCTTGATATCCTTAATTATGATATGCGACCTATTTTCGCCTCACTTGGCTTCAATGTGGAAGGTGGTGAATTCGTCTATGCGAAGAAAGACAAGATTAACCCAGCTCAGCAGATAGACATCGTTCAAAAGCTATCGTCAATGGGTCTTCCGATTGATGACGACTACCTCTATGAAACATTCTGTGTAGCTAAGCCTGATAACTACAAGCAGCTGAAGGAGGAGAAAGAGGCTGCAAAGGTTGCATTCAGAGAGCAACTTGGTTTACAGGTTAATGAGGATGACAAAAAGAAGCAAGACAAAAACACTGATAAAACAGCGTTCAAACAGCATTTGAAAAGTTTTTTCGGACTCGCCCCAGACAAAGGGGCGCACTTCTGATTGATACGCTCTATTATGGTGAGCATTGCTCTTGCTCTGGGCATAGTCATTTCCACAACGAAAGTCCAGCTATCTCGTTTAATGTTGTGCAGGCTTTTCTACAAAGAATCCATAACAAGCCTGAATTAGCTGAAGGCATTGATCCTGGATTATGGTCGGCTGTTGTTAAAGTTATCAATGAGGCGACTGTGGAGGGACTTTCACAGAGCAATACCACAAGTACACATGATGAGGAGTTTTATCGTGCTCTGCGCCATTCTAATGAGGTCTTTGCTGCATTCAAAGTACATTCATTGGCTGGAGAGGTCGCAAATAAATTGCTGGACAGTGACGGTAAACTGAAACCCTTTAGTCAATGGGCTGACGATGTAAAGGGAATCACCTCGCATCACGTCGGTGCGTGGCTTCGTACAGAGTATGACACTGCGGTTATCCGTGCACACAACGCAGCAGACTGGCGTGAGTTTGAACGTAACAAGGATATCCTGCCTAACTTGCAATGGATGCCAACAACATCACCAAGCCCTGAAGGGAGTCATCGCAACTATTGGACAGCAAAACTTACCCTGCCTATTGATGATCCTTTTTGGAACACGCACCACCCTGGCGACCGATGGAACTGCAAGTGCTCACTTGAAGCTACTGATGATCCTGTAAATCGTCCTGCAGATATGGATGCTCCTCTGCCACAAAAAGGACTTGAAAA